GACGTGAGAGGAGGCAAGGCGCTTCGCGCCGGTCATGGTGGCGGCGGTGCCGTAGGTGTAGCAGTCATACTGACCGCCGATGACGATGTATTTACTGGTTTTCATTGCTTTCTTCCTCCATTTCTTTCTTGACAGCCCGCAGGCTGTTCGGTTATAATGGAGGCGGTGGTGCAGGAGTGTCACCGCCCCCGGGCTACGGGTGCCGCCTATGTGCTGCTGACACTGGGCGGCTTTTTGTTGCCCTTAACGCTGCTTGATCAGCTCGTAAGCCTCTTCAAGCGATTTTGCTTCGCGCAAAATCATCATGATTTCGAGGCGTTCGGCCTTCAACAGCGCCGCTTTAAGCTCTTCCAGCTCGTCGCGGGTCATGCCTTTGTCCTCCTCCATGTTGTCCACCTCCTGCAATGGTTTTGCCCTCTCCCTTGAGGACGTGTATAGTATAGCATATGTTCGTCCATATATCAATTGACCAAATATCAGAATATGTTCGAACATATTTGTGCAATGTGTATATGGACGAACATATCACACAAGTGCTATAATTGTAGCGTGGGAGGTGATACGATGGCATATACACAAGCGGGCAACAAGGCGGCACAAAAATATGTGAAGGAACACCGCGACAGGATCGAGATTCGCAAAGAAAAGGGATACAGAGAGACGATCAAGGCCGCGGCTGATGCGGCTGGGCAGTCCGTCAACGCCTACATTCTTCAAGCCGTCGAGGAGCGCATGCAACGCGAGCAGGTCAACAAGTGACCATTTACAGCCCTGTTTCTTCCAGGGCTGTATTAAATTTTGATGAAGTAAAAAGTATTAAACAAAAGTAAATTGACATCTGCTAAAATGTATAATAGCGACGTGGACGTCCGGGAACGGCGTAGACGGTCTGAGCGTCTTAGATATCTTAGATATCTTAGATGTCTTAGATGTCTTAGATGTCTTAGATGTCTTAGATACTTAGACTGTCTTCTACGTTGCAGACGGTCAAGACGTCTTAGATGTCTGAGATGGTTAAGACGCTCAAGACGTTCAGGACGTTCAGGATAGCTTAGAGGGTCAAGATGCTGGATCGCTGGGATGTCTTAGATCGCTGAGATGCCTAAGCGCACGCGCGCGAGAGGGAGGCCGGGAGGGTCGCACGCACGCACGCGTGATAGCACGTGCTCAGCGCCCCGTCAAGCGCCTGGCAACGCGCACGGGCGCACGCGTAAGGCCTGACGTATGCCCTTCTGACGGCGTAACGCGTTACAGATCGCGTTACAACGGGCGCTCAAGTGCCCAAAAAGTCAAGCTGGATAAGGGTTTTTTGATTGCGTGGCGTTTTTCTCATACAAAAACGTATCATTACATCGTCATGAATATGATGAAATCATAACGATATGGGGGGGTATGCCGGAGGGCGGGACTCCGCCGGAGCGGGCGACGAAATCCGGTGAAAAGAAAGCCTCCCCGACGCCCTCCCCGTCCCCCCATAGGGTTTAGAGTAGGAAGAGGAAATTGAAGAGTAAGCGAAGAAAAAGCGAGACGCGGACGGAAGAAGAGAAAGAGAAGCACTTTAGAGTGTGAGATAAAAATTAAAGAGTAGAGCAGCCCGGGGGTATGCGGAAAGCAGGGACTCCGGGGTGTTTTGTTTGCGCTGAAATTTCAGAAAAGAGGATGGGCAGGAGATGAAAAGCGATGGCGAAGCGGAAGGCGAAGAGTGTTGATGCATTTGGGTGGATGGACGCGATGGAAGCAGACCGCCTTGCCAAAGCGGAGAAGATAACGAAGGAGATAAAGGACGCTGTAACGAAGACGAAGGAGAAGACGTTTTACGGGACGGCTGCGAGCTTCAGGGGAGCGAGTAAGAGAAGCGCGTATGGTCTGAGCGATGCAGAAGAGGTTGTCGCGGAGATGGTTGTGTATTGCGAGGACGCGAGTTGCTTGACGATTGCGAACACGCTGCGAGTGCAGTGGAAGGACTGGGACGTGGGCAGAGTAACGGCGGCGCTTCATGACGAACGGGTGTTGAAGCAGATCGCGTATATAGCGGACGCAGAGAACCTGTGTACAGTGCATAAGGCGCGGAGCAAGCTGCGGAAGCTGCTGGACAGTGAGGGCGAATGGGTGCGGCTGCAGGTCGCGAGCGGGATCATCGGACAGGACGCGAAGGAGCGGGAGCGGCGTGAAGTACTGGATAATGCGGCGCCGACGGTAACGTTTTCGAACGCGCCTGTTCCGGGGCTTCCCGAGCCGATGGAGTTTGAGGGCGACGCTGAGCTGAACATGGAAGAGATATTCGGGAAGGTGAACGCGAGTGGCACGGGAGATAACGATTGATTATACGCCCACGCCGCGCCAGTGGACGTTTCACGCAACGAAAGCGAATACGGTGCTGTACGGCGGCGCTGCGGGCGGCGGCAAGAGCTTTTGCATTGTGATGGACGCGTATATGCGCGCATTGCGCACGCCTGGATTCACGGCTGTTATCGTGCGCAGGACGTATCCGGAATTGGAGCAGAACGACATAGCGATTGCGCAGAAAGAGTATTCGCGCGAGCTGTGCAGGTACAACTCGACCCGGCATGAGTATACGTTCGTTAACGGAAGCAAGATCATATTCCGGCATTGCAATTCAGCGGCGGATATTTACACGTTTCAGGGCTTGCAGCTCGACGCGGTGTATTTTGACGAGCTGACGCAGTTTACGTATGAGATGTACGACTACATCACGACGCGAGCGCGAACGGAGAAGGGCAAGCAGATCATGCCGATTGTGCGCGCCGGTTCGAACCCGGGCGGACTTGGGCATAGCTGGGTAAAGGCGCTGTTTGTGGACGCTGGCGAGTATGGGAAGCTGATTCCGCACAGGGTGTATTCAAAGGCTGTGAATAAGACGAGGGTTGTGACGACGCAGTATATTCCGTCATTGGTGACGGATAACCCGTACATCGGCGAAGAGTATATATTTCAGTTGGAGCAGAAGCCCGAAGCGCTGAGGAAGGCGCTGTTGTACGGCAACTGGGACGCGTTCGAGGGGCAGGTGTTCACGGAGTGGAAGGACGACCCGGCGCATTATAGAGACCGGATTCTGACGCACGTGATCGAGCCGTTCGAGATACCGCTGACGTGGCCGAGGTATATGAGCTTCGACCACGGCTATACGAAGCCGTTTTCGTGCGGCTGGTGGGCAATCGGGCCCGATGGCTGCGCGTATCGGTACAGGGAATGGTACGGCTGGAACGGCACGCCGAACAAGGGTATGTGCATCACTCCGAAGCAGATTGCGGAGGGCATTGTTGCGCGGGAGACGGAGGAAGCGCGCGACTGCCTGAAGGTACTGCGCGTGGCCGACCCGGCGATATTTGACATGTCGCGCGGTGACAGCGTGGCGACGCAGATGCAGCCGTATAATGCAGCGACGGGCACGCATGGCGTGGGCGTGTTCTTTGAGAAGGGCGATAACACGCGCATGGCGGGTCTGATGCAGATACACGAGCGGCTGAAGTTTGATGAGAATGGGCGGCCGAGAATGCAGGTGTTCAATACCTGTAAGGCGTTCATACGCACAATGCCGACGCTGCCGTATTCGTTGAAGAAGCCGGAAGATGTTGATTCAGATGCGGAAGATCATGTGTACGACGAGTGCCGGTATTTCTGCATGATGAACCCGGTTCCGGCGGAGTCGTATAAGCCGAAGAACAGAAAAGAATATAATCCATTTTGAGGTTGGAGGTGACGGCGCGTGCCTGAAATTGTAGTAACGGTGAAAAACAAAATGGCCGTCGGAGACGGAAGCGTGATCGTGTGCAACAACAGCGACTATGTTGTGCGGTTTGCGCTTGATTCGGAGTGGGACGCGTTGGCGCTGCGTACCATGCGGATTGTTTACGACAGCTATTCGCATACGGACATTGCGTTTTCGGGTGATACGGTTGCGCTTCCCGCGATTGTCGATCGTACTTCTATCGGCATCGGTCTGTATTCGGGAGACATTCACACGAGCACGTGCGCGATGTTCGATTGCGAACGGAGCGTGATGGGAAAGAACAGCAATGCCGTCGCGCCGCCGTCCTCGGACGTGTATAACGAGATTGTTGAGATGATCAACGACGGCAGGCTGAAGGGCGACAAGGGTGCGGATGGAACGAACGGCACGGACGGTGCAAACGGAGCCGATGGCGTTACGTTCACGCCGTCGGTTGATTCCGCCGGGAATCTGTCGTGGACGAACGACGGCGGATTAAGCAATCCGGATACGGTAAACATCAAAGGCGCGACCGGTGCAGCTGGCGAGCGGGGTGAGCAGGGGATTCCCGGCGAACCCGGAGCGAAGGGTGCGAAGGGTGACAAGGGCGACAAAGGCGATAAGGGCGACCCGGGCGCTAATGGCGCTCCCGGCAAGGACGGCAGCGATGCGACCGTCACGGCGCAGAACATCGAGGCGGCGCTTGGGTACGTGCCGGTGAAGGACGTGCAGATAGCCGGCACGAGTGTGATGACAGACGGCGTGGCGCACTTTATCTTGGTCGAGGACGTGTTCGGATACAATCAATACGGCTTATATTTAAAAGATGTTGTCGAAGGCAACATTAAACTTCGCGCATACGGTTATCCGATTACGGCACGCAGACTAGATTATGCGATCAAAACAGCCATGTGCGACGGCAAGGGCGCGGCGTGGACGGACGTAGAACGGCTTGCGGCGCTCCTGCGGCTGGGATGTACCGTAGGCGATGATGGAATTGTGCGCTGGACTGCGCAGACGGGAGGCTGATCATGAGATACGTTTACGCGACAAAACCTGATTACAATCCTACGACGCACGATTTGTATGAAATCTATCGGTTGGAGGGCGACGTGTTTTACGTCAATTATATGATACAGCCAAAGCCAGACGAAGATGGGTACACGCCGACCCTTGATGAGCAACCGGATGGCGCACCGACGCTGCGGGAGCGGTTGGACGTTCTGGAAAACACGACGGATGATATTGTCCTGATGATGGCAGATTTAATCGGAGGAGGTGAATGAGTATGAAGACGTTGAACGCATTGAAGCTCAGAATCATGGTGCGGGCGTTCCGCATCCGCATCGGCAATGGCGAATCCTTTGAGGACATTGCAGCGGACTATCCGGCGCTGACCACGGACGATCTGGAAGCGATTCGTGCGGCGCTGAACGTGTGATGGAGGTGATGAAGTATGGCGTTTAATGGTTACATTTCACCTGCGGTTGAGGACGCGATCAGGAATGATCAGGGCGGCACGTATGTACTGGATTTCATGAATGGCGGCGGACAATACGACAAGATATTGCGAGACCGCCTGAAGAAGATTACCGGCTATGACGCGTCGAAGACGCAGGTGCTGACCAACAGTGCGGGCGTGTTCAAGTGGGTTGATCAGATCTGAGGACACCAAAAAGAGCCTGTTTTCAAGGCTCTTTTTGATTCTGATGCTGTCTTAATTTCAATCCACAGTCTCGAAGAGACTGACGCGTCGGTGCGTTCCAACCGACGATGTAAGTATAGCACAGGTGGCAACCAAAAGTCAACAGGGTAAATAAAAAAATATGTGAGGTGGTGAAGGGCGTGGAAAAAGTATCGTCTGATGCATTTGCCGCATTTCTGATCGAGCGGCAGAAGGCCGGGGATGGGTACATCATGGGCGCAACCGGACAGGACCCGAAGAAGTGGAAGAAGGACAGTTGGTGGTTCACGCAGTACAGGAAGAACAGCGCGCAGTACAACAAGGCGCTGTACTGGCGGGCGCACGCCGAGCGCGTGTGGGACTGCAACGGACTGGCGGAGGGCTATTACGCCGACCGGACGGGCAGGAACATCAATACATACGCGCGACTGAACTACGCGAAATGGTGCGGCGAGAAGGGCAAGGGAATGATTCCCGCCGACAAGCGCGTGCCCGGTGCTGCCGTGTTCTGGGGGAACAGCGCGGCGAACATTCACCACGTGGCGTTTCTGGTGGAGCCGGTGACAGCCGGGAAGCCGGAAGGCGACTGGTACATGGTGGAAGCGCGCGGCGTGATGATCGGCGTGGTGAAGACGAAGCTGTACGCGCGCAAGCCCGACTTCTGGGGGCTTATGACGGAATACTTCGATTACAACAACAAAGACGAGGTGGATGTACCGATGGAAAAAGTGCAGGTAAGCGCGCCGGAGCTGAACGTGTACCGGAGCGCGAAGTCCAGCAAGAAAGACCTTATGATGATCTGTCCGAACGGCTTTGAGATGGAGCTTGTAGCGTCTGAGGGCGACTGGGGCAGATTCCGCAACCCGAACAACGGCGCGCATGGATATGCGCTGCTGGCCGGGGTGAAAGCGCAGGTGGAGTGATTGGACAGCAGCATCATTTCCGCGCTGATTGCGCTGGGCGGGAGCCTGCTGGGCACGCTGGGCGGCATCGTGGTTTCCAACAAGCTGACGGCCTACAGGCTGGAGCAGCTTGAAAAGAAGGTCGACAAGCACAACAATGTGCTTGAGCGCGTGGCGCTGATGGAGCAGAACGAGAAGACGATCTGGCGGCGCGTGGACGAGCTGAGAAACGAAGTGCATGAGATGAAGGAGGGAGAGAGAATATGAACAGGTTTAAGAGCTGGGCGCTGTGGGTTTCCGTGGCCGGTGCGCTGTGGACGATTGCCAACGCGTTTGGCCTGACGCAGAAGATCGGCATCGACGAAGGTACGTTTAAGACCGTCCTCGATGCGGTCGGCGTGGTGCTGATTGCGTTTGGCATCGTGAACAACCCGACGGATGCGAAGCACCTGTAACGGGGTGAGCGCATGAAGGAAGTAAGGGCGCTTGAGACGCTGATCGGAGAACAGCGCCTGAGCGAAGAGGACGCGCGCATACGTGACGAAGCGTATGCGCGCTTACTTATCTGGAAGACCGGCTGCCGGGAGATTCACGACCGCGCACGCGTGGCGCGGAAGATTCTGCTGCTGGACGACCCGTACCAAGACCCGCCCGGCGTACCGCCCGAACAGCGCACGATGCAGCTTCAGACGCTGAAGAGCACGTTTAACAACTGTGTGGCTGATCAGGTGGACAACCGGCCGGAAGCGCTAATGACCCCTGAAACGCCGGACTTGCAGGGCATGGTGGACGATATAAACGACATTGTGCGCTACATCTACGAAGCCAACAACTACTGGTACCTGCACCGGTTCCGGGCGGAGGACTTCATCGGCACGGGCACATCGATCATCCAGATAATGTGGGATGAGAACATGGCGCATGGACGCGGCGACGTGGCGCTGATTCGTGTTCCCGTTGAACAGTTCCTGTGGGATCCTTCCGAAGCGGACATTCAGAACGCGCGCGCGCTTTTCAAGGTTTCGTGGCATCCGCTGTCATGGTTCAGGGCGCAGTACCCGGAGAACGGCGTGTACGTGGCCGCAGAAGACAATGATTCGCGCGCCGTCGGGCAGGAAGAGAATCAGGAGACCATGCTTTCAGACGAGCACAAGGCGATGCTGCTTGAGTACTGGTACAGGACGTATGACGCGGCGAAGCGCCGGTACACGATCAACTGCATGTACCTTGCGGGCGGTGCGGTGCTTGAGCACCACAAGAACGTGTACGCGCACGGCATGTACCCGTTTGTCGTAGACGCATTTACCGAGATTCGCGGCCTGCCGGTCGGCGAAGGGCTGGTGATGGAGCTTGCGCCCATGATGCGGTATATCAACCGGTACGCTCACTACATGGACGTGAACATCCGGCAGTCGTCGCACATTCGAATACTGGTGCGTAACGGCGCGAACATCGACAAGTGCGACGTGGCGGACTGGACGAAGGACGTAATTATCGGCGACTCGATCGGTGAAGAGTCGGTGCGTTTCCTTCAGTCCGCGCCGTTGACTTCGCTTGCGATGCAGCAGATGTATCAGCTTCAGACGGACTTGAAGCAGGACAGCGGCCAGAACCAGTTCACGCGCGGCGAAACAACAGCGAATCCTTTACCGTACTCACCGGCACGGGCGGCGTAACGGCGGCGACGGCGATTGCGTCGCTTCAGGAGGCTGGCGGCAAGCAGACGCGCATGCGCACGCAGGCGCTGAATCAGGGCTTCCAGCGCATCACGGAGCAGATTTTGTGGCTGGTGAGCGAATACTACGGCGAAAACCGCGTGCAGATGATCACGGGCAAGGACGGCGAGTTCAGAGAAGTCGACGCGTCCGCCTCCCGGCTCATGGGGCGCAGGAGGGGCGGTGCGGTGCCGCCGCCGCCGTACACGGTGCGTATTCAGGTGCAGCGCCTGAACCCGCAGGCGATTCAGAGCCAGAACGAATTGATCATGAACGCGTACACGATGGCGGCGCAGGCCGGACAGCCATTCCCGCTTTCGGTGCTGTTCGGGCTTCTTACGGTAGACGGAAAAGACCGTATACTGCCGGTGCTGACGCAGCTTGACGCGCAGATGCAGCAGATGCAGCAGATTGCCGCCGAAAACGAGCAGTTGCAGGCGACTGTTCAGCAGCAGCAGGAGAGCATTAACGGCATGAAGAAGCTGATTTCACAGCAGAGCGCCGCAGCACAGATGACGAGCGCGGCAGGCGCCGCGCCAGCAATGTAACTTAAGAGACCGGAAACGGTCTCTTTTGTTTTATCTGCCCGCGCATTCACGGGCAAGGAGGAGAAAACATGTACGAAGACATGGATACCACGGTCGTTGACACCCAGACTGACATCACTCCGGACGACGCGGGGCAGGGTCAGGAGACACAGCAGGACGATGTACAGGGACAGATTTCGGACAAGCTGCGCGAGTTTATCGGCGAGGTCGAAGGCGAACAGGAGAAGGCCAATCCTGAGACCGTCAAGACCGAAGAGCCGCCGCAGAAGGAGCCGGGCTGGCTGAAGATGCGGCTGATGGACGAGAACCGGAAGGGCGACAAGGCCGGTTACGAGCGCGCGCAGCAGGAGATCAAGTCCTACAAGACCCAGCTTGCAGAGATGCAAGCGAAGCTCGACAAGTACGCAGAGATGGAGTTTGAGCAGGAAGCAAAGGATATGGCCGTCAAGGAGGGCGTGTCCGTTGACTTTGCCAAGCGCCTTTTGCGTGCGGAACGCGGATTGAAGCCCGTTCAGAGCGCCCCGGCTGTCGATAAAGGGCAGCCCGCGCGCGATGAAAAGGGACGGTTCGTTGCGGCAAACACGGCGGCTGAACAGCCCCAGACAGAGGAAGCAGACCCGGTGAAACAGCAGGCTAAGACGATGTACGACGAGGGCATGCAGGTCAAGAGCGACACCGGCGTTGATGTGCTGAAGCTGTATCTGGAAAACCCCGAGGTGCAGAGACGCGTGCTCAATAAGCAGTGGAGCTTTGCGGACGTTGCGCGCGAGTATCTGCGGGAGACTGGACAGACGCAGACACGAATGAGACAGGCTCCGCCGCCCGTGAGAAGCGGCGGGGCAAACGAACGCGGTACGGCCGCCGTCGATTTTATCAACATGACCCCGCAGCAGTATGCGGCTTTCAATAAGAGAATCGACGAGGGATACGAGTACCGCCCGTAAAACGGAGGTATGACATATGGGTGTTTTTACGAATATTGTTGCTACGCATGACGATGGCCTTCGGGCAATCGAGCAGTACTATAACGCCGGACTGATTCAGGAGGTCGAACCGAACCTGGTGTATTCCAAGGATTGCCAGAAGCGTTCGCTGCCTGAGAACAACGGCAAGGTTGTGACCTTTTACAGCTATGACCCCTTCCCGGTTTCGCAGGAGCCGCTGAAGGAAGGCGTGACTCCGGACGGTCAGACCGTCAACGTGCGCAAGTTTACCGCGACTGTCAAGCCGTATGGTAACTACGTCGCGTGGACGGACGAGCTTTCCCGGTTTGGCATTAACTGGATGCACAAGGAAACGTCCCGCCGTCTGAACCAGCAGGCGCTTGAGACGATTGACGCGATCGTTGCGGACGTGATGAACGGCGGCCTGAACGTCATTTACGCGGACGCGAACGGCGGCGTAAACACCTCCCGAAGCGACATTGCGGCGAATACCGACACGCTGACCTACACCCACCTGAAGAAGGCCGTGCGTGCGCTGGAAAAGAATGGCGCGAAGCGCTTCTCCGACGGCTTCTTCCATGCGGTTGTCGGCCCCGAAACCAAGTACGACCTGACTGAAATGACGCAGTGGGTTGACATTGCGAAGTATCAGGACAAGCAGAAGATCGAGAAGTACGAGCTGGGCTGCATTGCCGGCATCAAGTTCTACGAGACCACGCGCTCGAAGATTTTCCATCCGACGCAGTACCTGTACACCGACTCCGGCACGGGCGTTTCCAATCTCGCGCTGGCTGCGGGCATGTGGAGCGTGGCCAAGAAGACGGGCTACATCTCCGTCGCGCGTGCGACCGCGTATGCGTCCGGTACGACTGCCGACTACGCGCATTTCTGCCGCCGCATGGCCGGTCAGAAGGTGCGTATCTATGACGCGTCCGCTACGGCGTACATGGACGCGCTGATCGATAAGTGCGAGGACGACGGCACGAATCTGGTCATGACGCTGCGGTATGTGGATACCACCGCCGACTGGGCGTATGCGTCCGGCGACAAGGTGTATTCGCAGGCGGGCGGCGCGTCCAGCGCGGACGTGTACTCCACGATCGTGTACGGCATGGACTACTGCGGCATCATCTCTCTGGGCGGCCGTGGTGAGAATATTCGCGCGATCGTCAAGGAGCCCGGTTCGTCCGGCGCGGAAGACCCGCTTAACCAGCGCGGCACGATTGCGTGGAAGGTGGACGGCTTCACGGCCTGCATTCTTCAGAACGCGTACGGCGTGCGCATTGAGCACTCTGTGAGTGCTTAATTTTTTTGCAATAACGACGTCGGGCGGGGGCTTGAAGCTCCCGCCCTTTTTCTGTATGAGGAGGAAATAGTATGGCGAATACCGCGGTAAAAGAGACCCCCGTCAAGACGCTGGATGAAGTGCGGCGTGAAGCGGACATTATGATCACTCTGCATGCGCCCGCGAACCTGATCGGCGAAGACGGCGACGTGTTGAAGAATCCCTGCGAGACGGTTACGGTGAATGGCAAAACGTATCAGATACGGTGCAATGAGCCGGTTGCCGTGCCGTGGGAAGTGTATGATGTGCTGAGCAATAGCGAGCGCTATCGCAACGAAAGGATTCTCTGCTGATAAGGAGGGGTGTGTATGACGCTGACCGAAATCCGAAACCGCGTGCTGTTTCAGACGAACAACGACGCGGATGATCTGGGCGACTTTCAGCCCTATATCGAGGGGTATATCAATGAGGGATACGACCTGCTGACGATGGCGTATGACAAAAAGCACGTAGGCACGGACGAGTATCCCACGCTTGCGCTTGCGTCAGACACACCCGCTCTCCCCGACTGGCTGCATCCGGCGCTGGCCGACTACGCGTCGTATATGATCTATCGCAACGGCAATGCGCTGAAGCAGAATCGCGGCATGGCGTTCTGGCAGATGTTTCAGCTCATGCTTCAGCGTGCGCGTTCGCGCGAGGACGAGCCGTGCTACCAGAAGAATTTGTACGTTGATATGAGGACGGTGCGAAGATGAGCAGCAACAGCTATGAGAAGCAGTTGACCTTTGGCGACTTCAGGGGCATTTGTCAGGCGGGCAGCGGGCATAATCTGAGCCTGTCCTATGCGCATGACGGGTACGGATTTATCACGTATAAGGGCGAGATCATGTCGATGAATCCGCTGATACCGTTCTTCAACCCGACGCAGAACACGAACGTCAACACGAGCAACAGCGTAGGCGATACGCTTCAGGGCTCCGGAACGATTGCTACGCTGTATAAGCGGTTCGAAGTCTCCGGTTCAGTTATTTCAGACAGCAGCAAGGCGTATCTGGTGTTCATCGACGGCGCGGGATATGTATGGTATAAGCTGTTCCGTTTGGACGGTATTCCGACGGGCGGCTGGACGTGCGCTAACACAAACGCGCCGCTGATCGACGGGAATACGCATCTTCAGCAGAAGTGCTCCTGTGTCGCCTACGAAATCAACTATGCCCCGCCCGAGACGCTCACGGACGCGATTGTGACGGCGATTGCGGGCGGCGCGGAGTACTACTATTTCGAGCTTCCGGCGTATGAATACCGCCGTTTACGCGTCGAGAACGGGAAGGCCGTATACGATAACAAGGACGGCGAAGCAAAGGAACTGGGCGCAACCGACAGCGTGCGCAAGGCCTTCGACGCGCCGGTGGACGGGCTTTTTATCGCGAACCAGAAGTTTGGGCTTGCGTGCCTGTATGCGCCGCTGGATTCTGATGCGTTGACGCTGGTAAAGGTGCATGTGCAGCCGGAGAATACGGATAACGAGATCAGATTCGGCGCGGTTGAATTGTACAATGATCGTCTGTGGGGAACGATGATCGAGACCGACCCGGACAAGCTGATGTATTCCGCGCCCAAAGACCCGTTTAACTGGGATCAGTTTGACGCGTCTCCGGCAGACGGCGCGGGTGATATTCAACAGCCGAACTTCAACGGCGACGAGTTTGTGATGCTGAAGCGGTTTGGCACGTCGCTTCTGGCGATCAAGTCGAACGGCATCTGGCGCGTAACCGGCACGAATCCGTCCAACTATTCCTTTGCGCAGCAGTACGGCGATCAGGAGCTGATTCCGAACACGGCGGTCGTGTACGGTTCGTATATGTACGTGATGGGCAACGACGACATTCTGCGATATAACGGCTATGAGGTTGAGACGATAGCGGAAGGGTTCATATCGTCCATCACGTCTCCCGACGGCGGCGGCGCGTACTATTCATCCGTACACCTGGACGATTTCGCCGTAATGGACAAGCATATCTATTGCGTATATCTCGAACATTCGTACTATCAGCAATTTGTGCAGGGTGAAGGCGTACTCCATGTGCTGGTGGAGTACAACACGATCACGGGCGAAATCAACGTCCGGCAGACGACCAATCACGCTTTGAACAGCATCGAAGAAGGCGGTGACCTGGTTGAGCTGCTTCACGGCGTGACGGATGAGACGAACGCGATGTTCCTGACGGATAACGGCGCGATTGTCACGCGCCGGAAGATTGACGAGTACGGCGCGGCGATCACCGCCCTTCCCTTCTACTACGAATCCGGATACCAGAATCTCTCCGCGTCCAACGTGATCAAGGGCGGGTTTGACATTTACCTTCGGCTGGACAGGTCGCCCGCGCCGGATGAGAACACGCCGACTACCATGCCCATCACCGTGGGCATAAGGACGGAAAAGAAGCTGAAGACGAAGCAGGTTGTACTTACGAGCGGGAAGCCGAAGCGCGTGCATATCAACAACAATGGGCGCTATTTTCGGCTTGAGCTGTCGGCGGCGGCGCAGCCGTCTCCGTGGCGAATCCTCGGAAACATTACGGTGAATCTGGAATTGGACTACGATTGAGGTGATGTGCGATGAAGTCTGTAATGTTGCCTGATATGCCACAGGAGTGGCGCGACACGGGCGAACGACTGTTTTATCTGCGGCTGATGGACGTGCTGAACAGCGTGAATCAGGAGATCGTGAGCGTGTCGGAGGCCGGAAACAAGGGTGACGATGCGGCTTCGGAAGAACCGAAGATCGTGTGGGAGACGTTTGCCACGGAGAACTTTGTGAACTGGGGCGACGCAGATCCGTTCGGCGTGACGATGATCGACGGCGTCGTGTTTCTGCGCGGCGCTGGCAGGCTGGCGGGAGCGCTGGCCAACAATGGCGTGCTGACCATTGCCACGCTGGCGGAGAAGTACAGGCCGGAGTACCGCGTCGTCGTGCCGATCATGTCCGACGCTGGCGCACTGAGACTGACGGTCAACACCAACGGCAACGTGCAGTTCAGGAACACAACCGGTGCGTCGCTGGCCAATTCGACGTACATTTCGCTGGCGTGCAGCTATGTGACGGGGCTGTACGCGGGGACGGAGAAGCCGGAGCCGGGCGCGCAGACGTATTTGTACGACAAAGGAGCAGTCGAGGGTTATACGTTTGTGAGCAATGGGTTTACGCGCCCGAATTACACGGGCAATGCGAAAGGCATTCTGGAAACGAATACCATGCGCATCAACATACCGGCGCTGACGGGTACGACCAGTCTCCCGTACAACGCGCATGTATGCACATCGGCGGCAGTGACAATTCCGACCGGCGCGACGAAGCTGAAGGTGCTGGCGAAGAAGACCAGCGCGACGAACACGCTGCTTAAATTTGGACTGTTGCCGTCCAGCGCGTCGAACTCGTATTCTACGAGCAATGGCGGGCAACTGAGCGGCGATAAGACGCTGACAATGGCGGAGACGGTGTACGAAATCACGCTGACGGACGCGGTGAAATCAGCTGCGAATCTGAAGTGCATCGTGAACGCGAAGGCGAACATGAAGAACGGCACAGCCGCCGCGAATGCGGTCATCTACCAGATTTGGTTCGAGTAAGGGGGGGTATGGGATATGACGCAAGCAGAAATCAAAAAGGCATTGGAAGCCAGCGCAAAGGAAAGCTACGCGCCCAAAACGGACGAAGAGATTCGTTCGCAGGCGGAGGACATGTATAAGCAGCAGTTTGAGAACGACCTCAAGGCGCTGCGCAGGCAGACAGAGCAGAACATTCTTGCGGCGCGCAGGGATTCTCTGAGCACCGGTATGCAGCGATCCAGCTACGTGGCGGCACAGCAGGGACTTGCAAGAAACGCCGGTCTGGAGGGGCAGCAGCAGCTTCAGAGCAATTATGAGTCGAGCATCGCGAACGCGATTGCCGACCTGCGCGACAAGGACAGGGACAGGAAGCTCGCGGATGATCAGTATCGGAACCAGCTTTTGCTTCAGCTTTATAACATGGGCGGTTCTGGCGGCGGCGGAAAAACTAAAACGCCCGATGAAAAACCCCAAATTCCCGGTGATCCAGTGCCGTATGACAAAAGATTGCTTTTATCGCTAAGCGAAAAAAATATGCCGAGACATATTGCAACCGCATATCCGAAGTTGTTCAAAGACAAAAACAATCAGACGTCGGTTGAATACAAGAGCGGTCTCAATAGCCTTAAAAACAGATACGGTCATACGTACAACAGCCGTTCTTATATAAAGAAAGATGGAGTTATATATGACAACGGCAAAATATCGCAAAAGTATTGATGAGGTGGCAATATGCTGAGGGGTTTTATTGATTCCAATAACAAAGAAGAATTTGTCAGAAATGCAGATTTTGTGCAGTCGTCAACCTCGGATACATACATGTCCATCGGAGAAGCCTACTCCCACCTGAACAACATGTTCAAGGCGTATGAGACTGAAACGGACGCTGTGAAAAAGCAGCAGCAGGGCATGGACGCGATCAATTTCCGGAATACGCTCAACGCTGCGATTGCCGACCCAAGCATGCCGTACTACAACCCATATACCCGCGCGACGAACTACAACATCGTTGATAACCTGAAGAAGTACTACAACATCGACCTGTCGAACGGCATCACGCAGAGCGCGATCAACGATCTGAAGAAGAACGTTGACTACAGCAGGATCAGCTACAACTACGGCGGCAGCATTGCGAGCAACACGAAGGACGCGAATCAGCAGTTGGCGTATTACATTGCTATGCTGGAGGATGACGAAGCCATTACGCAGAAGGCGGAGAGTGAGCTTCAGTCGCTTCAGAATGACGTGTGGATGATGGTACAGCAGGGATATAGCGACAACGATATTTCAAGGAAGATTGACATGTCGAAGTATCCTACGCTGTCCAAGATGGACGAGGGCAAGCGAACGAATACGCCATTGACGCTGAACCGGCGCGTGAACTATTCGCAGGATTATCTCCCGGCATATATCTGGGCGGCGCGGAATGACTATCAGCTCAAAGGCGATGACTCGTACGTTATGGCGCTCATTGGGTCCAATGATGGGGTTGGAAATGTATACAAGCCGAATTCGAAGTCGTATGCTTCTCTTGACCCGTCGAGCGAATACTTTGCGCCTTACAGTCAAGCTACGACGTTGTTTGAGCTGGGTTCGAAGTACCACACGTCCGCATTTGACAGCAAGTGGCTGGAAACGCACAAAAGCAAGCTGCTGAACGGAGACAGCACGGCGCAGAAGGACTACCAGAAGATTGCGACGGCGGTTGAAACGGCTGATAAAGCGGCACAAGAGCTGGAGAAGCTGAACAGATGGCGCAACGCACAGCTTAAAGGCAAGAGCGCGGATGAAGTTGTAGCCATGATTACGCGTCGAATGGAAGACGGCACGTTTGCCGAAGACTATCCGACGCTTGCGAGCATGGAAAACAAGCGCAGGCGCGGCGCGGCGCTTGAGCTGGGCTATTCGGTGGATTTCTCCATGCCAATTTTTGAAGCGCAGACGCGCGAAATGGAACAGACGCGGCAGACGGAGGAAGTTGAAGACGCTGAGGCGGACACGAATGTAACGCCAACCGAGGTGAACGCGTTGCGAGCGGCGGCAGGTGTAACCACTGAAACGGAAAGCGTACAGCCTACGAAGGCGCCAAAACAGCCTACGGAAAAGGTACAGGCGAGTGAAGAAAAGCGCGCAACCGAAGCTCCGAGCGCGAAGGAAGAGCCGAAAGCGACTGAAAAACCGGCTAGAAAGTCGGTATCAGGCTCTACGTCTACGGCTCCCTTCAGCGTGATTGCGTTCAAGGAATCGCTGGCTGGCAAGAGCGCGGTTGAACAGAACACTGCCATGTCGAACCTTGAGGACGAAATTGCGGCGTATAAGAACGGCACTCCGATGGAAAACCTGTCCGAGGAAGCGCGAAGCTTTATCAGCTCGAATAAAGAGCTGTTTGGCGGCAGACAGTATTATGAGAAACAGCACTACGACGAAACCGAAAAGGTGTATTATGATTCGCGTCAAAACACGCTGACTCAAACCTTTTGGAATGACACGTTTACCAGCACAGGTGTTGGCGAGGATGTCGCAAATGCAATTCAGCGAGCGGACGTTGGTGTTGAGGACGGCGTACTTACTCCCGAAGATAATGCCGCGTTCCTGATTGGCGTTGCCGAAGCAAAGGAAAAGGCGAAAGCCGCTGGCCTGACGCTGGAAGAGTATCTGCAAAGTGATAAAGCGGCATATGATAGCACAATCGGCGTGTTGGATGAAACGCTGGAGAAGAATCGCGCCGAGATGGAAGTGTATCAGCAGAAGGTACAGGACGAGTTTGTCGCGCAATACTCCGCAGCGCAGGCGAACACGTGGAACGGTAATGCTTCAGACGATGATACGCGGCTTATGCGGCAAATCAACACCTTCAATGTAGACTTCTCGAAGGATATTGTATACGCGGATGCGTCGATTGAAGTGAACGACTATGTGCAGGAGCTTTTGCACGAAAACGGATACAGCTATGAGGAGGATTATAGCAAGAAGACGGCTGTATCATCTTGGATGGAATTCGGAACCGGTTCAGCGAGTATTGTTTCCGGCAATGTACAGCAGGCGGCAATGAGCGTGTACAACGAGGATATGCGCGCGGCAAGATATCTTGGCTTCAAGAATCTCACCGAGTTTTATGAGCGTTATCCTGAGCTTGAAGCGCGTGCGCAGAAACGCGCAGAAGCGGCAGCAGATGAAAAGATCGACGAATACAATTCTGCCGTGGAGGAATTCAACGAGCTGTACCAGAACGCTATGCAAGCCAGCAGCAAAGGAAAGTCTACGGTAGAGCACGATGGAGAAACGTATGACGTGCTTGATGCAATTGAAATTGCCCGCAACAGCGTTGGCCAGATAATGACGGAGGATTCCGAACGCTATAAAACGAGTGCTGCGAACGAGCCGAGCAGCGTAGAACCAGTGTCTGAAGAGGAACGATGGGGAATTATTGAGGCTCCTGCGAAGACTGCGTGGAAGGCTACTAAAAGCGGCCTTGTTTCGGTTCCCTTGAGCTTTGCAGACGCTATTGATTATTACTTTTATACGAACACGCAGAGTGACATTGAAGCTTATGTACGGTCAAACATGACCCGCGCAGAATATCGTGCCATGATCGAAAATGCCGTTGGCGACGAAAGCGGCGTTATCCCTGACGAGAATCGCAGAAAAGCATTGCGAACGAAGTTGTACGGCGACGAAGAGCTGGGAATCGCGGCATACTCCGGTGACATTTACGATTTTGGATACGATGTATCGAGAGAAGACATACTGAAGTATATCGAATCTCGCGAGAAGTATTTGCAGGGAAACCGCGATGACGTTGCAAAGTATGCGCCGGGATATTTGGACGGATATGACACAATGGTTAGCGCAGTTGATAATATTGCGCGAATGGCTGTTGTTACAGGACTGACGGCGGTGACTGGCGGCGGCGCAGCCGCGTCGTTTGCGGCTTCCGGTGTCGCTTATGGCGTTACTGAGGGTGCAACCTTCGGTCGACTGCTCGAAGATAAGTTTGGGCTTTCGCACGACAAGGCGGCGGCGTGGTCTGTATTGTACGGCGCTGGAATCACGGCTATGGAATCCTTCATGTTTGATAAGCTTGAAAGCGGTGCAATGAAGGGCGTTGACGAAGATAATTTTGCTTCCTACGGTCGAAACGCGGTAAGAGACTGGATTAAAAAGGGAAGCCTGAATCCGTCAAACGCATGGAAGAATTTTGCATGGTTCGGTGGTAAAGCAACTGAATTTACGTTGAGTACTCTGTCCGAAAGCTTGCAGGAAGGTGGAGAAGCGCTTTGGCAAAATGCCGTTGTATCAATCGCGACAAAGGATACGGAAATTTTGCCCGGAGAAACGTATACGCCTGAAGCGTTTTGGGGAACTACCGTCGACGCGATACCGGTTTCCGCGATACTGACGCTTGTAACTGGCGCAATCGGCGATAGCCAACTTGGACGGTGGGCGAAAAAATACGAGAAGCAAACGGCCATTACGTATGAACAGGCTCAGCTTGGCGTAGAAGCGGCGAAAGCTGATCTTGAAGCGCTCAGAACGAAGGTGGAAACCGAAGGTTGGCGGGGAATCGTTGACCAGAATAAGGTTGAGGAGTATACGCTTAACAGATTTTTGGAGAGCTTGGACGGCATTAAGAACAGCGCCGAGAGCCAGCAGGCGATGGAAGCTCAGAAGGCAGTTAAAGAGCAGAAGCAAAAGCAGAGCGAAGCGCAGCAGGAATATGACGCGGCACAGGCGCGCGCACAGCAGGAAGCCGAAATCCTGATGAACGAAGAGATTCCGTCCACTGATACGATTGCCAGCATGCAGGACGCACAGGCAGAGCTTGACAAACATGCTGATGCGCTGAAAAAGGAAAATGAGCTGCTCGACAAGGCGCAGACGACCGCCAGCGAGAAGCAAGCGCAATTGGATGCGATTAAACAACAGGCGTTCAATGAAGCGCAAGCGGCAGCGGAACAGCGTGTGCGACAGGAGCATGCCGAGGAAGAGATTCTCGAAAAGCAGAAGCGTGTGGAAGAGGAACAGCAAAGGGTTGACGCATATTTGAACGATGCGTCGAAAGCGATTGCCGAATCTCTTGAAGAGGAAGGTGCGCGCGGAAATCCGGATGCCATCAAAAGCAAAATCCTGAAGTATGGCGAAAACTTTTCGAAGTACATCGGCACGCAACAGGAGCGCCTTAGAAAGCAGTTTGCGAACAGCGTTCCCGGCTGGAAGCTACAGTTTGACACGTTCAGCGACGCGGGAACACAGGGCTATGTTGACAAGAACAGCAAGACCATTCACCTGAGCAACGGCATTACCATGATGGACGCTATGCGCGCGACGATTGGACACGAGCTGACGCACATCCTCGAAGGCCTGCCCGACTATGCCGAAATTCGCGATGCGATTTTCGAGGGGTATTACAACGGCGACGTTGATAAAATCCAGAGTGACTTGCAGGCGATTGAAAACCGCTACAATAAACAGGCAGATGAGACGGGCAACGAGGGATTCCGGCTTGACACGGACGAAAAGCAGAGGCAGGAGCTGTTCGGTGATTTGATTGGACAGGTGCTGTTTAAGGCTGACCCGTATGTGATTAATCGAATCGCCTCCCAAAATCAGGGCGTTGTGCGCAAGATTTTCAGGAAGATTTCCGACCTTGTGAAGTCGCTGGGGATCCGTCTTTCCCGCGATGGCGGCAAAGAAGCCGCGCGTGCGTATCGCGAGCTGTCGAGAATGCGTGACACGTTTGCGGAGGCGCTCAGCCGCGCATCTGGCCTTGAACAGCAAACGGGAAGTGTTGACGTTGCTGGAATGCAGCAGGTTGGCGAGCGCGTAGAAGCGCCGGTTGATACGCTCACGGCAGAAGACGTACTGCGGCAGGATGCACCCGTGCAGGAAGAAGTCGCTGTAGAACAGGAAACGCCTGTACAGCAGGAAGAGGTTGTTGCAGAAAATGAAACAACCAATGTGCCTGTAGAGCAGGAAAAGACTAAAACACCGACGGCCGCGCAAGAGGCTCAAACGCAAATGAACGATGAAGACTATGCAGCGGCAAATACAAAAGCGGACGCGAAAGCCTATGCACCGGTTGATGGTTCCGACCCGAAGTTCTACACGAAGCGAAAGTACGACTTTCGAAAGTCGGAACGCGAGGGAAAGCAAATCACAATCGAAAACGTGAACGATGCACAGAGTGCCAATCGCATTATAAAGCTTTTGGGAAATGATAGCATTCCCTTTGCAACTACAAGAATTTTCACCAATAACCCAGAGGTGGCACAGCGTTGGTGGGGATACATTGATTATCAAGTGAAAGCAAACAGCGTTTCCGAATACATTGAAGCGTTGAAAAACCCGGACGTTGACAACGTGGTATTTGAAGGGCAGAACGCGTCAACCATGCCCACCTTTTATTACAAGGACGGTAGCTGGCATGTTGATTTCAGTGGTGTGACGGAGCAACAGCGTGCGCTTGCGAATGCGATTGAAGCAGAGGGGCTTGAAATGGCATACGCCATGAAATCCCCCATTGAACGCACGACGGAAAACGCCGACTACGTATCGAACCGCAATGCGGGAAGCCGTGCTATGTGGAGCGTGATTGCCGAAGAAAAACAGGAAGCCAAAGCACAGGCCGAGAAAGAACGCGCGGCGCAGGAAGAGCAAAGGAAAGCTACGCTCGATACGCCGGTTGACGGAAAGCTTGCGCCCGAAGTGCCGACTACGACGAAGGAGCGCGTATCGAAGCTGTTATCGTCGGATGCGACGGCCGAAACCGTGAAGGTTGAAGACATTAACGTTGACCCGGATACGTATCGGTTTAAGGGCGACGTTGATGAAAGAGGCGTTACAAAGCCGCTCACGGGCGATTATAAGCCCGGTTTGTCACAGCCGCTTATCCTGCACCAGCGCCTTGACGGCACGTTGTACGTCGCTGACGGCCACCATAGGCTTGATTTGGCAAAGCGTAACGGCGTGCAGGAAGTATCGGCGGTTATCCTGAAGGAAGCTGACGGATTTACGCCTGCTGATGTACGTGTGTATGCTGCCTTACGCAACCTTTCACAGGGACGCGGCACGTCGATTGACGCGGCAAAGCTGTTCAGAGACGCGGAATTCACGCGCGAAGAGCTGGCAGAGTATGGTTTGAGCACGAACGAAACCATCGTCGAGCAGGGTATGAACATTGCGAACCTGAGCGAGGACGCGTTCAATCGTGTTGTGAATGGCGAGATTCCCGTATATACCGGCGCCCTTATGGGTGAAATGTTCGCGGACGACGTTGCGCGGCAGAACACTTTCCTGAAAGAGATGCACGGCAAGAATCTGACACAGCAGGAACAGCGGTATCTTGCAGAGGACATTCAGCGCGCCGTTCCTGTCGAGCGCGAAGGTGAACAGTTGGCGTTTGATGACGCGCTTTTCCAGCAAATCAACACGAACCTTGCCGAACGTGCGCAGATTGCGAGTGGCCTTAAAAACCGCATGACGAAAGAAGCCGGACAATTTTCCTCACTTTCGAAGGCCAAAACGGTTGACAAAGTTGGAAAAGTGGGGCAAAATGTACTGGACGCGAAAGCCAACAAAGCGCATGCGCAGACGGTACAGGCCGCATTGCAGTTGCTTGAAAGCTATCACCTGAGCACGGATACTGGCAGGCAGGTGCGCGATGTACTGGACAAATACGCGACTGAGCTGGCAGAATCGAAGATAAGCAAGAGCAAAGCAATCGATGCCGCGTACGACGAAATCATGCAGATTGCAGGAAGGGGACAGCAAAATGAAGTACGAGGGCAAAATGAAGGAAATGATGTTACAGGCAATCGTGCAGGGCTGGAAGGACAGGGAGGAACGGGAGAAGTATCTTCAAACCTTGCCGCAGGAGGAACGGGAGGCGTACTTGAAGGAGGACGAGGAACGGTTGAAACTGCGCAGGGAGGGGAAAATCTAAACCCGCAATACTCCGTCCGATTTGATGAAGATGAGCGCTTAGACGCGCTCATTAGTTTTGCGCGTGACAACCATGCGGCTGATCTGTTGCAGGACTTGTACGGCAAGAAGCTCAGTAGCCTGTTTGGCAGTCGTGACACGCGCACGTCGTTTGAGCAGGTGAACCCCGTGCGTATCTTGAAGACGCTGGCGGCGAATCTGGGCACGCAAATCTACACGGCCGACATCAAAGACGACGTGATCATGGGATACTATGATCAAGCGGCGAGGGCGATTGTTGTTGACGAAAACAGCCTTTCCAATTTGAGAGTTGGTCTGTTTGGCATTGGACAGTATGTGTATGATGCGATAGGCGATAAATTCAAGCTGCGAGGCATTACGCGCTTTGACTTTTTCAGGGAATTCGCAGAATACATGACGCACGCAACCGATGATGTTAACCCAATGTTCCGCTCGAATTTGAGAAGCCTTGTAAACGAGAAGATGTTTAAGGCCATCGAAGATGCGCGTGCGCAAATCATCATGTACTCCAGCCTGTCCGACGTGCAGCAGACGATGAACCGCGTGCGTGATCGATATGAAGAGCGCGCAGGGAAAAAGTCTATGCGAAGATTGATTCGCGACTTTTACATTAACAACGTGAACGCGCCGTTTGCCGCCAACACGGTTGATCGGATAACCGGCACGGATGCGCTGTCGCTTGCCGCGCGTTATCTGCCCTATGCGAAACGCATGTCTGACTCCATCCTCACGCGCGAATATGTGCACCCGGACGGCAGCCGCGGCGGCGATAGCTTTGCTGACGTGCTTCAGAAAACCGGCGTAACGACGGAGAATCAGCTGAAGGTTTTCACCTACATGTTGCTACAGCATGAGCAGGAGACACGGAAAAATACGCGCACTCAACGCAACAAAATGACGGGCGAAATCGAAGTCGTAGAAGCGCCTATCTATATCTTCCCGGAAAAGACGCTGTATCAAGAAGAAATCGAAATGGCAGAGATTGAACAGCAGATTCCCGGCGTTGAAAACATGGCGAAGTCGATTCGCGCATGGTGGACGCAGTTCATGCAGGACTGGTACGTCAAAGAAGGTTTCATGCCGCAGGAAGAGTTTGCTGTATGGCAGACGAAGTATGCGAACTACGTTCCGCATTTCCGATTCGGGAAAGAAGGAACGGACGGCACGGTAAAGCGCTCAAAGGGTAGCGGCAGAGATGTCATTAACCCGCTCGACACGTATGTTGAATACATTCAGAGCATCGTAAACCGCGCACAGCAGAATCGCGTTGCCAGAACCTTCCACCAGTTGTACCAGACGAACTCGAGCATGAGCGCAATTGCCAAATACGTACCTGTATCCGGCGTTGACGAGTATAAGAAATGGTCGCAAGATATACAGGCGTATCTTGATCTGTCCAATGGCTTTAATCCGGCCGACGTTTTCGACAACATGGCGAAAATGACGAGGAAGAAAGGCTCAGACGGACAGAATCTGACGGTGTATCTGGAAAACGGCGCGATTGTACGATACGAAATCACCGACCCGTCGCTATATAATCTGCTGTCTGGCAGAGATGGCCGCAACCTGAACACGTTTGCAAGAGGGTTGAAGCGCGTCACGAATACGTTTGCGCGTCTGACCACCGGCATCAACCCGATGTTTTCCGTGAAAAACGCAATCCGCGATATGCAGCACTCTATTAACTGGGGTTCGTGGGCAAGCAACTACGGTAGCGGCGTTGCGAAATGGATGGAGAATTTCGCCTACACAGCCGATAACTACATCAAAGAACAGCGCGGATTGAAAACGGATGAAGCGTATGCGCAGTACCGTGCGCTGGGCGGCGGCGAATCAGAGCGGTACAACACGCGCGATTACAAGAGCGTGAAGGGACTGCGGAAAGAGCTGCTTGGCCAGAACCCGACGGCGTTTGAAACGGCGAAATCGATTGTGTGGAAAGCCATGACGTGGGAGGACTTGAACAACATCATCGAGATGAACTCCCGCCTGATCGAGTATCGCTTTGGCAAACAGGAAACGAAAACGCTTGAAGGCAGGAAGCGCGCATTCATGAACGCGCAGGAAGCGACGGTTGATTTCCAGCGCAGAGGCTTGGGCGGCGTTGGTTCCTTCCTGTCTGCGGCCATTCCGTTTTTCAACGCGACGGTGCAAGGCATTGATCAGCAGGTGCGCATGTTCTCCAGCGGCGAACGTAGCAGACTGGGCACGCGTCTCGCCAAAACGACGATAAACAATGCGCTGATGGGCGTATTGCAGGTGCTGATGGTTGGCGTGTTCGGCGACGACGACGACAAGGAAGGATACTCTTGGCTGCTTGACAGCACGAAGAACGACTTCTTCCTGTTCCCGCTTCATTGGATTGACAACGATGTCGCGCGCGGTTTCGTTCGCCTGCCGCTTGCACAGGACGCGCTTTCGAAGGGCATGTTCGCGTTCGGACGCAACCTTGCCGCCGGAACGCTGGGCGAAGAGTATCAGGATGAGTTTTCGGTTGACCTGCTTAAAACGGCCTATGACATTATCTTAGACCAGATTCCGGACACGTCGATTTTCAGCTCGTTTATTGACGTCCTGCTGAATCAGACGTGGTACGGTACACAAATGGAGTCTGACTATAAGCAGAAGCTGAGCGAAGTCAACCGAACGAACACCAATATGCCGGAGTTTTTCAACTTGCTGGCGCAACGACTGAGCGCCATGGGCGCTCATGGCAAGTTCGCCTCGCCTATCATGCTGAAATACCTGTTTCAGCAGAACACCGGCGTTATCGGGCAGTTCCTCATTCCGATGCTTTCCCCGGATGCCAACAGCAACCTGAATCCGCTGCGCGCATTTTGGACGACGTGGCGCAATTCGCTGACGCTCGAACCGGCGTATACGAATAAGGTTCGCGGTACGTATGATGAGCTGTCGACGATCATTGAAACGACGATCAACGACGGCAATGCTGGCCTAATCGGCGGACAGCTAAAGCCCGGCTTGACATCGGCAGAGGCGGCAGAAGCCTATGAGCAGGCGCTTGACTTTCAGAACGGATTAATTAAGCGCACCGATCAGGCGGTCGCTCAAATTTACGGCGAAATCAATTCAATCAACGCGAACGAGACACTGAGCGCCTCCGAGAAGGAAACGCTGGTGGTCGCGAAGCAGAAGGAAATTGTGCGCGCACAGGAAGCTGCCAACGACGAGCTGAATGAATGGTACGATCGTTATTGCGCAGATGTATCCTTCCTTACGCGTCTGGTTGGCCGTCAGGCAGTCATTAGCCCGTATACGGTTCCGCAGAAGCTTTCGCGCAAGTTTGGCTATGGCGTTGACGATGTGCAGCCGATGTTTGAGTATGGCTATGATCTGGCCACCGAGCTGAAGAGCGAAACTGGAACCGGCTCTACGCAGACGTATCCAAATCCGCGATACAAGTCTACGTCTTCCGAAAAGAAGCCGTATGAAGTGTCAGAAGAAGACAGGCCCGGCTTCGACGCGGCGTACATTGAAGAGTATGAAACGCTCTTTAATGAGGAGGCCAACGCGCTTGAAGAGCTGCCGATTGAAGACCAAAAGAAGATACTGGTCGGCATTCACAAGAAAGCACAGCAAGCTGCCGTGGATTGGTATTTCGAGAACCGCACAACTGAATAATGAAAAAAGCCGCTTAGGGATTGATTCCCTGAGCGGCTTTTTTTATTTGTACTGATTGATCATCGCGGCAACCCTTGCAGACTGCGCGCGCATTTCCGCGTGTATGGCCTTCCACGCATCCGTCATGCCCCTTGCGTATTCCGGATTCGAGCGGTATGCCTCCGTAGACTTGTACTTTTCGATCATCCGTTCGACGACGGCGTGCCCCTCGTCGTTGAAACGTATGTGCGCATCTGCCATGTCGCGGAACCATTCCGCCGCTTCCGGGCAGGAATCCTTTAATGCGTAGGCCTTTTCAATCTTCTCTTTCGCCTCCGCAACATTACCATACATTTCGTCGTTTACCAGCTTGATTCTCATCATTGTATCATCCTCCAATGCACTGTCTTAAATCACGTAAATCGTCCGCGTTGAAAGTGAAGCTGCCCATGAACGGAATATCCATCGTCAGCTTGCCTTGCGCCTGTAGCTGAGCAAAGGCCGCGTCGTACAGAGTGTCAATATCAACCGTGCCATCCTCGTGGATGATTCCCAGCGCCTTGAGCGTGCTGTTTTGCGCGGCGCTGGTCATGATTGTATCCATCTTCCCGGCGGCTATGCCGTATACCACGCCCAGCACAAATTGACGCTTGTTGTCCAGCCGCGGCATGATCCTGCTTTGCAGCCAGTTGCCCACGCCGGTCTTGATGTCGTTTGCGGTTGCGGTCGCCATGTGTGTCCCTGCCTTTCAAAGGCGACGGGGCATCGCTGCCCCGCCGCGTCGGTTGTGCTCAGGCCGCAGTAGTAGCGGTGCCCGTGGTCGGTACGACGAAGCTGTTATACCTGTCCATCGGCTCCGGGCAGATGTTGGTCTTCGGGATGACCATCTTGGTCATGCCGTTGAGAGCCGCGATCTGCTGCGCCATGCAGCCGATGGTGGCGGTCTGCGTGGCGTTCCACACGTCCTGCTCGCACAGGCGACGGTTCACGCCGTCCAGCTTGCCGTCAAAGTACTTGTAGACTTCAAGCATCTTCTGGTCGGTGTAGGTGTTCGCGTCGCGGAGCTTGACTTCCGTTTCCAGCTCGGCGATTCGCGCGGCCTGAGCGGCTTCGTAACGGCTGATATAGTTGACAGATGCCTTCTCTTCGCCGTTCATCTTGTCGCTAATGCCTTTAACCAGCGGAGCACCGGCCACAGCCAGCCCACCCAGCACAGTGCCGATGATACCCAGCGCCTGAGTACCACGTCCAGCAGTCCATTCCATAGTTTGTACCTCCGTGTCATATGATGTAGGTTGCAACCTCGATTAAAATTATGACAGGCGGAGAGGAACGGTGCGGGAAAGCGCGCGGCGTTGGCGGGAAAAATAATATTTTTACATCCGATCGGAAAGAAGAAAAGCCCAAGATGAAAATCTTGAGCTTTCCCCTATCATGCGAAACACGTATTGTCTATACACACGTATATTCTACACCACTTCCCGCCCCTTGTCAATACGTTCCATGATTTTTTCTATGCGCGGCACGATCTGCCCATGTAGGCGCTTGGAAACCGCGCTTCTGTCCATGCCGACCGCCGCGCCAATGTCCGCATACTCCATGCCCCAGACCATCCGGGACGCGGCGATCTGAATGTCCGTCCGCGAAAGCCGCGCCTCGATGATGAGACGCAACATTTCAGAGGATGAGAGGCCGTCAAACTGCGGATACTCGTCATACGCCGACACTACACATCGCCCACTTCCATAAGCTTTGCTTCCAGCTTTTTGACCGCAAGCGACTTCATGTTGTAGACGGTCTGGATGACGTAGTTGAGGTGATATGCGATTTCATTGACCGATTCGTGAGAGAGGTACAGGCGGCGAAGCACCTCCCTCTCCTCGTCGTAGTCAAGAAGGTTGATCAGGCGTTCCGCGCGCAGCTCCTTTTCCAGCTCGCTGTTCAGCAGCCTGTCCATTTTCGCCTTCATTTCGTCGATCTGCGCAATGGATTCAAGCAGCTTGTCCGGGCGTGCGGAGGTCTGGACGGTCTCGCCGCCGTACATGCGCGTGATGCTCGTCCGGCGATCTTCCAGCGCCTGTATTCGCTCGCGGCAGCGCGCGATATGCCCTTCAGCGTAAAACGCATCAAGCAGGATCGTTTCCGCCCGGCTATTCGTCTTCGCTTTCCGGCGCATCGTCCACCTCCATCCCCGCGACGACCATTGCAATCAGCCTGTCGCGTCGATAGTCCATGATCTTGTTGACCAGCTTTTCGATGATCAACAGAACGCCCATGCCTCCGAAGAAAGATACCCAGTCCATTTATCACACCTCCACTTTAAATTTCCGTCTCGCATACTCCGCCATGAGAAGCGCTTCGGCCATGCCGTCATTGTCTTTCGAACATCGTGGCGTGCGTCGCAGAGAAACGTCCGGGAAAAGGCTTTTGCAGGTGCGAATGCTGGCCGCTTTGTCAGAACCGAGGCTGAATTCCTTTTTCCACTTTTTGGGCGGCACAAGCTGGTACGGGATATGATTTGCATCCAACACGCCCTGAATGTAGCCGAATCCCTCGCCGAAATGAAACATAGAGGTCACGCCCTGTCCGGGCATAGCGCTCACCTTTTCAACGCATGCCATGATGGCATACATGTGCTCGTCATCAACGATTCTTCTGAACAGCAACGGCAGATTGACTTCTTCCATTGACATTGTGTTTACCGCGATTTCGCCTTCGCACATTTCAATCCATGCCACACCGCCACTTTTGCCGGGGTCAATGCCGATGAAAATCTGGTTCATGCTCGCTCCTTCTGCTTTTCCCGCGCATTCTTCAATCTCGTGGCCAAAGCTTCTTTTTCTTCCGGCGTTAGCTCTTTCTTCGTCCTGTACGGATTTTTGCCGTTTCGGAACGCGTGCAACGGGCACTGAGTAGACGGGCACAGCTTCACTTCGTTGGCCTGTCCGCAACAGCAGTCAAGGCACTTTGCGCGGATTGCTTTCAGCGGCGCTTTGATTTCACTCATGGTTTTCAACCTCCTGTATCCTGTCAAATGATTCCTTGAAGTCCAGCTCCAGTCCAATTTCGTCCCAAACCTTTTCAACTGCCTCCGTGCTGGTCAGCGTGTCAATCACGCATGCATCCAGCGTTTGCAGGAAGCGTTTGCACCGTGCGCGTCCGTAGCCCTCAAGGCTGTGCAGGGTTAGGCATGCGGCGGCGTAGATGGTCTTCAGCACGGGCGACGTGGCGCAATTGAAACCTTCCTTCCAGCCCTTGTCGAACGCTTTCTGCAGGTCGTCGGGCGTGATACCGTTTTTCACCAGCGCGTCCTTGCGCTCTTCAATGGTCATGCGCCGGTACGCCGGTGTCTTGCGCGGCGCTTGCTTCTTGGCCTTTCTCCTTTGTTCGCGGTTCATGTTAGTCCTCCCTATGTACCGACCGTTCGGTGTCGAATCCGTCCGGGTAACGCTTTTTGAGCTTGAGAATGTTGCGCTCGGCGACTACACCCATGTCCCAGCCGCGTACCGTACACAGCTCAGCAATCCCCCATAGCAAGTCACCTACTTCAAGACACAGCTCCACGGTGTCCAGCTCGTGCCCTTGATATACCTTTTGGTAAAGCGAATGGATTTCACCAACTTCTCCAGCGATTTCGTGTAACGCGTGTAACTCCATCTTTTCATCCGTCAGATTTTGATTGATTGTACGCGCGGCAAGCTGCTGGTATTCGCTGAAAGTCAAGCTCATTTGTTTTCGTCCTCCCCTACGATTAGCTCTTTGGCGTATGGCAACGTCTCAATCCAATGACAGTAATCGTGCCATTCGTCCAACTTATGGTTCTTTCGCGCGTGATACTGGTTGCGCAGCACCTCATAGTTCAGCATCACGGTTCGGCGTTGATTGTACGAACTGGGGAGCAGTTGAACCATTTGCCACCAATACTTCTTCATGTTTTCCGCGCGTTTCGATTCCTCTTTCATGGGCTTGACTTTTGCTTCCAAATAGCGCCGTCTTGCGTAATTAAGATACTTAATCGTGACGGTTAAAGCATCTAACCAATCGCTCTCCCAAGCTCCACCGCATCCCTTCTCCCAATACTCATCGACCAAGTGTTCATGGCTAAAATCTTCGAGTACAAATTCCTTATCCGCGATCTTGTGCATCGTCGAGCACGAATTTTGCACTTTGCCAACATAATAAGTGTCTGCTTGTTTCCACCAATACAACGGCGCAGTTACGTCCGTGTATACCATTACCATACGCAGAAACTTTCTATGGTCGGAACCGGCCTTACAAAGCGTCTTCATCAGCTTCAGGTCGTTGTCTCCACAGTCATAACAGCTGTTGGTTTCGCACTTCTCCATGTAACCGCATTGTGGGCATCCTGCCTCTTCGCAAGGTTTACTGTCGCTCTTGCTCCAACTGTTCTTCGGATTTCGCATTCCGCGAATCGCTGCTTCCCAACCATAAACTTCCGTGTTTTCGATCTTAATCATGCTTCTTCCTCCTCCGGCGGCTCGGGCAGTGCGCCCGCTTTCGGCATCCACCAGTGTACCGTGCGGAGTTTCATGTATTTCCACTCCCACGTATGCTTATCCTCAAAAAAGCCTTTATACTGTCCGTAGTCCCACGTGTGCACACCATCGCTTACAACTACCTTCTCGCCGATGATCGGCAACATCTCTTCGACGCTAATTTATGGTGATTTCTCTTTGTCCTTGATGATAGCTTCCAGCACTTCGATTTGCTCCAGCGCGTCTCTGGCCAAACCACGATAGCACGTCGAGTAGAGATAATTACATTTGTTGCAATCGTCTTTTACACAGCACTTCAGCGATATTTTGATGCCTTCACTGATCATGTCCATCTTTTTCACCTCCGTTGGTAGGGACATTTATGTCCTCACCAGTGGTTGTTTCCTTTTTCGCAACAGCTACTCCGTGCGAACAGTAGTCGTCGCGGTCTGGCTCATGTACGAAGCAAGTATAGCTCCCATTAAGCCAATGCTTGCAACGTACACATCGCACAACACGTTCGGCATCCAGATTTGGCATGCCTTCAATCGTATTTTTGATGTGTATATAAACCTTTCCAACAGCAAGCCTTGTTTCCGTTGATAGTTCTTCCCATTCCGGCAATACCTCGTTTATTGGTTGTTTCATCAATTTGTTCAACAGTTCGCAAACGCTAATAAGATCATCATTCATATTATTTCCCCCTGTTCCATGCTTCTATTTGTTGGCGATGAACTGCTCTGTTAACATTGCTTCTTCCTCCTTCGGCGGCTCGGGCAATTCCATCCAGTAAACAGCCAAGCCTTCGTTTAAGCTATTCATTGCAAAAAAGTGGCCAATACGGTAATACTTTGTGATATACACATATCCGTCTTCGTCGCAAACCAGAACCCTCTTGCTCTCATTGCACTTTGGACGACCATCTTCCTTGTGCACCCACTTCGGCACCTTTGCTTCGAGAGCTTCAATGTATTCAAGCGCGTCACGCTGGAGTTGAACAATACAAGCAAACTCTTTCGCATACTGGCAGTCATCGCAATACGTGTCGTCGTTATTATTGGTCATTCTCAACGCTTTCTTGATCTCTTCAGGCGTTCTCATTGTTTGTCTCCTTTCTCTTCTTCCATATCGGCGCAATATCCAGCTTATCCGCAATCTCGGGATGCATCTGGAAAGTTTTGCAATAATCGCAGTTTGCCTCTGCGCAAACAAAAAGTGGAGCATATGCCTTCCCAAACCATTTTGAGGGGCAGGGGATGAAAACCGCATCTGGGAACAGACTTTTCCATGCCTTTTCCCAGCTCGGATATACCCATTTGAACGGTTCTGACTTTTCGGGGTTTTCTTCTGCCCATTCCATCACGTCCTTTTCGACTTCCTCGAAATCCGGATTGAAGGGCAGTTTGAAGCCACAAACCTCTTCCTTTTCAAGCCACACTGGGCAGTTGACGCACGTCAAGTCTTTGCACATTCGAAGTGCCTGCTTCATAACTTCGACAAACTCAGCCATTTTGTTTTCCTCCTTTAAAACCTTACAGTTTTGATTTTTTTTGAGTTTTGCTTTCGGTTTTATCTTGCTCTACCGGCGGTATATATAACGCTCCGCCGGTAAAGCCTGTTGCAACGTTGCTCGCAGAACGTACAATTTGGCTTATCAAGTCGTTGTTTGTTCGGCCACCACAAAATTCTTCTCCTTCCTTCAACGCAAGTCTATATGTATTAAACCTGCTTCTGTCTTCCGGTGTCATTTCATAAATGTCGATTGCTTTGGAAAGCTGTTCTTTCTTCAACGTCAAGTTCTCGAATTCTTCTTTTCGCTTGGAAATGGCAACCTGTAATTGTTCTAATTGTTCACTTAAATGTTTTTTCTCAATTCTCAAACACGACAAGTTGTCTTTTGCCACATCGATAGCAAGAGCAAGCTGTTTTGCATTATCATAATCTCGCTGGATACTTGCAAGCAAACCATTCAACGAGTTTTCGTCTAATAGTTTGATGATTTCGCACATGGCCGCTTGTTTCTGCGCTCCGATTTTCGCATCACTTGCGGTAATCAATCGATTAATATATCCGATTGAATCAGCTATCATATCCTTGTTCATACTGTCTCCTTCCTTTCTTCGCCAGCAGCCAGTTTTTGACTGCCAAAACTAACCAGTACACCGTGATTAGGCTAAAAACGCTGTGCTGCATGCCCTGCATGATTGCCACAACGGACGCGATCAGGGCAAGCAGCAGCGTCAAGATGAGGTCGACCATCAGCAAAACGGGGTCGGCGCGTCCGACAGGTCGTCGTTGAGTCTGCCCAGCAGCACCAGATGCACTGTGCCGTCGCTGCGCCTGGTCAGGCGGTAGCTGCTGTGCGGCAGGTGGTCGCTGGCAAACTTCATGGCTTCCGTCCAGCTGTGGAAGGTCAGGTCGGTCGGGATGCTTTCGAGCTTATCCATCGTCAATCACTCCATGTAGATTTTTTTGAGCCGGGATTTTGCGTAGTAGCGGGGCGTGTACTTGTCCTTGATGTAGGACGCGTACTCCGGTCCGGCGGCGGCTGGCGCGTGTTCTGGGCGCGCCAGCGGGCGTAGCTGACGCATGCGGCGTGGCATTCCGCCGTCCTTTGCGGGCAGTCCTTGCAGGGCGGGATTCTCATTTCGGCGCATCTCCTCTCGCAATCTCGACGTAGGTCTGTCGGGCGGGGTTGTACAGCAGCGGGAAGCTGCCGGTCACGCCGTCGCGCTGCTTGGCCACGTTGATGAGCAGATACGCGTAACCGGTCTTGATGTAGAGCGGGTACAGCTCGCGGTCGCTCGGCATCGCTTCGTCCACGTCCTTTGTGCGGTGCATCAGGATTACGTTGTCCGCGTCCTGTTCGATCGAGCCGCTGCCTTTCAGCTCGGACATTTCCGGTTTTTCTCGGTCGCCGGTGCGGTTAATCTGCGCCAGCGCGACGACCGGGATATTGAGCTCAAGCGTCAGCTCCTTGAGCACGCGGGAAACGTAGGAGACGCGCGTGTATTCGTTTCGGTCAACCTGCCTGTCGCTCGACCGGATGAGCTGGAGGTAGTCGATGATCACCACGTCACACCTGCAATCTCTGGCCGCTGCGCGAATCTCGGCGCGCATGCGCTCAATATCTCCGACGTGCTCGATGTAGGTGATGGGCAGCGTCGCCAGCTCGTTGAGCGCGCCGGTGATCTGCGTCCAGTCTCCATCCGTCAGGCCGCCGGTGCGGAGCTTGGCCGGGTCGAAATCCACGCCGCCCTGCACCTGCCGGAGAATCAGCCGGTTGGCCTGCATCTCGCGGGAGATGTACACCACCTGCTTCCCGGCCTGCGCGATGTGCACCGCCAGCCAGAGCGCGAACGCCGTCTTTCCGACTGCCGGTCGTGCGCCGATGACGGTCAGTTCGCCGCGGTGGAGGCCGCCCGCGAGTATGCTGTCCAGCTCCTCAAGCCCGGTGGTATACGGGGATTCGCTTGTGCGGGCGTCCAGCAGGGTTATAGCCGCCACGGCGGCGTCAACCTGAGTAACTGTAACGGTCAGGCTATCGCCGGTTTTAGAGGCATTGGAGAGCTTATCAAGCGTGGTCGTCAAATCAGCGTCTTTGTCCGCTAAATCCGTCTCACAGGTCTTGAGCAGCTCGGTAAGGCGGCGGCGGACGGCCGCGTCCTTGACCAGCCTGACGTGCGTACCGTACATGGTCTTGACCAGCGCATTGTTTGCCGCATCGATCAGGTGCGTCATCAGCTCGCCGCCATCCGGCAGTCCGGCCATCTCGTCCGTGATGGAGGCGAAGTCCGCGATGTGGTTGCGTATCGCGACTTTCTGCATCACGCTGTAGATGCGGCGGTTGATCGGGTCGGCAAAGTCGGTCTCGGTCAGCGGCGTGCTGCTGGTCATGAGTTCCGGAAACCGTGCCAGCGCGCCGATTACGTATTGCTCGCTCATCGGGCAGGACAGCGCGTCACCAACCATTGCGTCTCCACTCCTCATCCGTCATCGGTCCTTTCGGCGGTTTGCCGGTGGGGTTGATTTCGTCCTCCCAGCGCTCCTGATTGAGCCACGTGGACGGGTTAGGGATGTACTGCCCGCCGTCCTTCGTCCACGCGTCCGACTTGCTTTGAGTAACTACGGCAACAACCATGCGCTTGAGCAGCTCCTCGGAGGGCTTGATCTTTGCGAACGCCTTGCGCGCCGCGCCCTTGCCGACCTTGCGGGGGTAGATAGCCCAGAACTGCTCAAAGCGCTCGTCGCAAGGGGAGGGGGCGCGCGGAATGTGTGGGGAGGGGATACCCTTGGGGGTTCCGGCCAGTGAAGATGGTCTGTGATTTTCGTCGTCGTCCTTAGTCGTCTTCTTCTCGTCTTCGACCGGCGTTCGCTCCCCCTTGGGGGATGTCACTACGTTAGTAGTGACAGGGGGGATATTATTCTTAGTACTTGATTCTTTAGTACTTAGTTCTTTAGTATTTAATTGTCCCGGATTTTCTACCGGTTGATTTTCTACCGGTAGGTTTTCTACACCTTGTTTCCCAGACGGTTGTTCGAAGATGTTGTACTCGTATTCGATTCTGCCCGTTTTGCTTTTGCCGGGCATGATCTTGTCAACGCGCAAGTAACCATGTTCGCCCAGTTCCTTCAGCGCGGACTTCACGGCACTTTCGTTTTCAAGGCAGATGGCGCACAGCCCGTTGATGGTGTAATCCCAGTCATCCGGCAAAGACAGCATAACGGACAGCAATCCTTTTGATTTGAGAGACAGGCTCTTATCGTTGAGGTGATGGTTTGCCATGACGGTATAATTTTTTGTTTTGGAAACGCGGAACACACTCATTTGAACACGACTCCCTCTCTCTGCCCGATCTCCACGCCGTCAAAGATTTCGCCGGTCTCCTTCCACTCTGCGATCATCGCCTTCGCGTCCACCTTCGGCGGCTGCGGAGCGAGGAAGCGCTCAGGGATTTTTGCAATGTCGGTGACCGTGAGGGACGGCGGGAACTTCTGGATTGTATAATTTCCGGCGGTGGTCTTGAACTTCTTCACGCCCAGATTGATCATGGTGTTTTCCACAAGCGATTTGAGCTTTTCCGCATTGTGCTCAAGCGCACTTTGACGGGCGGCAAGGCGCGTCTTCTCGGCCTTCACAGCTTCGATTTCTGCCTTGAGATTGCGTGCAACCTTCGCTACGCTGTCGATTTTCTGTTCAATTTGGTCACAGGTAAGCTCGTATTCTTGGCAGATATTGTCAAATTCTGCGTCGGTCAGCTCGTCGCTTTCCAGAATCTGCATGATATTTTGGAATTGGATATTCAGGTCATAAAGGTTCATGATTTGTCTCCTTCCGACTTGATTTCGTAGTACTCGCAGATGGACTTATCCACAAGCGCGAGGTCGTTGTCAATGGTCAAAGTGTCAAACATGCCGATTGGCGTTTTTGTAACATCGTTGCCGTCCGACTGCGTCCTGAAGACGTGTTGGCCGTTGTCGATCATGCACCGCAGGCACATCGTAAACATGCCCTCTACGCACACCTTTTCATCCAGCAGCTTGCCGATGGTCTTAGGCTTGACGTTGCCGAAGTCGTTGGTGTCCTCGTGCATCATCACGTACACGCGCTGGTTGGTGTTGAGCAGGGAAATGAACTCGATGAATTTCCAATATTGGTCTCCGATGGTGTTATAAAAGGTGTACAAGGAATTACCAGCGCCGGACTGTGCGTGCCCACGCATAAAGCTGTTGGTGATGAGATAGCCCGCGTCGTCAATGACGATGATCGGCGTTTTGGTCTTGCTGATTGCAGCCTTTACCTTGTCGTAGTCGTCCGTGCGGTAGCACCGGAAGCCCGCCGATTTGAACGGCAGGGGCTTGCCCAGCACGTTGATAACCGCCACGTCGGCGGGGTTGAGGTTGCGGAGGGAAGCGGACTTGCCGCTTCCCGACTTGCCGATGATCAAAACCGGATACGCCATAATTGAGCCGCCTTTCTCTTATGCCCACGGAAGTTCGTCGTCTTCGTATTCTGCGGGCATGCCCATCGCGCTTGCGGCCGCCATGCTGGCCTGTGCGGGGGTCTGCTGGCGCGGTGGCTTGGGCTTGGGAGTCGCCACGCCCATCTTGATCTGCGCCGTAGAGCAGCCGTAGAAGGGGCGTACGGTGGATTGCAGCTCGCCCGTCTGCTGGTTGTAAAACTGTTCTTCCCTGAAGACCACGCCCAGCAGCTTGTTGGTCAGCGTCTTCTCGTCCCAGTTCCAGGTATATCCGATATTGGATTCCTGGATCGCCGTGATCAAGCCTTTGAAGTAAGGGTTGGTGTCGCTGGTGCCCTTCACCGTCGTACCCTGCATGAGGATGGCAGGCCATTTGGCATTGTCGTTAAACTGCTTCTTGCGGTCAAACTGTTCGCGGATGGTTCCGGCGTACTCGCCCTCAGCGATTTCAAGCGCGATCTGCAAGCAGGGGTCGTTGCTGTTCGGGAATGTACTTTCTCGCGCCGAGAGGATGCGGCACACATAGCCGCCCACGGGGAGTTTCGCAGGGCTTTCACCGGCGGTGTACGCCTTTGTCTGCGCGTAGTCATTAGTTGGTCTCATGATGGTCTCTCTCCTTCTCTAACCGCTCAAGTTCGGCGGTGTAATAGTTGATCAGGCTCTCCTGTGCGCGGATTTTCTCCAACAGGATTTTGACAAGCTGCTCAGAATCGAGCATGTTCATTTGGCAACGTCCTCCTCTCTTTGCAGGTTGGATAGTTCGTTTTTGTAGTGGTCGATGAGCATCAGCAGAGTCTTGACACGATTCGCGGGTGTTTCCGGCTTCAAGTTCGAGTGCAAATCTTCCAGTCGGAAATAATCCGCCGCGAGTTCTATCGGCAAGTCTAAAATTTCGAGCGTGTCATAGACTTCCGATAGCTTCCACGGCGCTCTGCCGTTAAAGCGATTGCCAAGGCTGCACTTGTCCATTCCGAGGCGTTCCGCTAAGTCTGCTATGGTCATTCCGTTCTCCATCAGCGCGACGCGCAGCTTCAGATAACGGCGCTTCTTTTCCATGGGGTTCCCTCCTTCAAAAATTGGTGATCCCCGCGCCCGGCCTTGAACCGGCGTGCACCGTATGTGACGCGGGTAAATGGGTTCCCTCCTTCAACGCCCCGTCCGAGAAAGCACGTAAAAAGCGAACGGGACGCAGGAGGGAGGCGGTTGAAGGTTAATTACGCCTGAGCACCTCTTTGCTCACGGAGCCGCTGGCGGGACTTGAACCCGCAGCCTGCTGATTACGAGACAGCAGCTCTACCGTTGAGCTACGGCGGCAGGATGGGCGTTTCCGCCCATGCTTTGTCAATCCGGGACGGGCACAAACTCGCCGTTTCTCAAAATATAAAATATATTTGGAAGGAGGTTTTCCCCGTCGATCATTGCGCTCTTGACGCATATCGGATTGCGCTCCTCATCGTATTCGGCGAGCGTAATCCAGCTTCCGATTTTGGCTTTTATCATGCTTTTTACGCCGATTGCCGACACGACTGCACGGTCTCCGCTGGAGCTGATCTGCGCATCGTTTCCACTGGAACCGATCTTCGCATCGTCTCCGCTGGAGCCGATCTGCGCACCGTCTCCGCTGGAACCGATCTTCGCATAGTATCCGCTGGAGCCGATCTGCGCACCGTCTCCGCTGGAACCGATCT